AACAAAACATAATTTGGGAACCGAACGCGGGAAGCCAGACACATTTCCTGACGTGTCCCCTATTTGAATGCCTGCTGGAAGGGACTCGCGGCGGCGGCAAAACAGATGTTCTGTTGATGGACTTTGCTCAGTTTGTCGGTATGGGGTATGGTTCAGACTGGCGGGGGATTTTATTCCGCGAAGAGTACCCGAACCTTGAAGATGTCATTGCCAAATCAAAGAAATGGTTTTTCCAGATATTCCCGGATGCTGAATACAACGAATCGCAGCACGTTTGGAAGTTTGCCACAGGAGAGCGGCTCTACTTCAGACATGCCAAGCGACCTTCTGACTACTGGAAATACCACGGGCATGAATATCCCTGGATCGGGTGGGAAGAACTGACAAACTGGCCGTCTGATGAATTGTATTTGTCGATGATGTCGGTTTGCCGGTCCAGTAATCCAAATGTTCCCAGGCATTACCGGGCGACCTGTAATCCTTACGGAGCCGGTCACAACTGGTGTAAGGCACGGTTTATCGACCCGGCCCCTGCAGGTATTGTGATCCAGGACGATGAAGGCCGGGAACGGGTGAGAATTCATAGTTCGCTGGATGAAAACCCTCACCTGATGGAAAACGACCCGAACTATGTGAAAAATCTTCAGGCATTATCCGGGGCAAAGCGGGCGGCATGGCTTGAAGGTGACTGGAATATCGTTGCAGGCGGCATGTTTGACGATGTTTGGAATCCAAAGATTCACATTGTTGATCCGTTTGAAATTCCCCTGACCTGGCGGATTGACCGGTCGTTTGACTGGGGAAGTTCCAAGCCCTATTCTGTCGGCTGGTGGGCTGAATCGGACGGCTGCGATATCAGCATCAATGGCAGGACCAGGAGCACAAAACGCGGCGATCTATTCCGAATCGCAGAGCTGTACGGCTGGACCGGCAAGCCCAACGAAGGGTGTAAAGAGCTTGCCCGTGATATCGCCGTCAAGATTCGCAATTATGAGAAAAATGTGATTGGCCGGGTCGTGTATCCGGGCCCTGCGGATTCGTCGATCTGGGACAAACAGAACGGCAATTGTATTGCGGATGATTTTAACAAAGAGGGCATTTATTGGCAGAAGGCCATTAAAACCCCCGGCAGCCGGATGAATGGCTGGCAGATGCTCAGAGCAAGGCTTAAAAACGCTATTACCAAAGATGGACCGGGCTTATTTGTTTTCGACAATTGCCGCCAGTTTATCCGGACTGTGCCGGTATTGCCGCGGGACGAAAAGGATACCGACGATGTGGATACGGAAGCCGAAGATCACGTGGCAGATGAGGTCCGGTATCGTGTCGGCACGAAAATTCACAAAGCAAGCAGCGGCTCAATGTAAGGGGTCAATATGGACGCACAGGCAACAACATCGATTATGAATCCGTTGATCCAGTTTGGTTTTGCTGGGTTATCTATCATCCTTTTGGGAATACTCGTTTGGCTGATACGACAGCTTTTGGATGTCCTGAAAGAGAATAGCCGCGTAATTTCTATGAATACCCAAGCGATTAAAGAGGTCGGAGATACAGCAAAGAGTACGCTTGACCTGTCGATTGAACTGAAAAACGAATTGTTGCGGCGTCCTTGTATCGCCCAGTTTAAGGTCAAAAAAGATTAATGGCAATCGATAACAAAAATCCTGTTTCTGTTCCCTGCAAAGCCTATATGGCAATGCTTGAGCGGTGGGAGCTTATTGACGACCTCCGAGGCGGGACGCTGGCCATGCGTAAGGCTGGTCAAAAATGGCTGCCGCAGGAACCCAAAGAAGACAAGCCCGCTTATAATAACCGCTTGAATCGGTCGGTCCTGTTTGAAGCCTACAAGGATACGTGCGAAGATCTGGCCGGCCGTCCGTTTTCGCGGGATATTACGATCAATGGCGAACTGGGCAATGACTGCCTCGAAGCGATCCAGGATAACTGCGATAAGAACGGCACAACGCTGACCCAGTTTGCAAGAGAATGCCTGGATACCCTGATCGATCGCGGGTTGACGCATATTCTGGTGGATTATCCTGCGGTCAATACGGATGGAGTCACCTTGTCCGATGAGCAGGAAAATGATATACGGCCATACTTCGTGCATATCAAGCCCGAAAGCCTTATCGGCTGGAAATACTCCAAAGATCAATTTGGCCGTAAAGTCTTGACACAGATTCGATGGAAGGAGACGGTCGAGGTCGATGATGGCGATTATGGCACCAAAACCGTTGACAGAATCCGCGTTTTTACAACCAAGACCTGGGAAATCCACGAAAAAGACGGCAATGGAAACTTTCACTTGGTGCAATCCGGAACCCATACGTTCGGGGCTATTCCGCTGGTGACTTGTTATATCAACAAAACCGGCTTTATGACCGCCGTTCCCGCGATGGAACCGCTGGCCTGGGCCAATCTGGATCACTGGCAGCAGAACAGCGACTTGAAAAATGCCTATCGGTATTTGTCCTGGCCGATTCTGTTTCTGGCGGGCTTGTCGGCTCAGGACATGGACAATGATATCATCATTGGTCCGGGCCGCAAGATTGTCACCACCAATCCCGAAGCCGACGGCAAGTATATCGAGCATTCCGGGGCGTCTGTCGATTCCTGCCGTCAGGGGGTTTTGGACATTGAGGAACGTATGGTGGTTTTGGGGCTTGAACCTTTATTGAGCAAGCCGGGGGACCAGACCGCGACGGGGCAATCCATTGACGAATCGAAAAGTCAGTCGTGTCTTCAGTCGTGGATCCGTTCCCTGGCGAAGGCCTTGCGTAATGCCTATGAGGTGGGAGCCAAGTGGATCCATGCTGTACTGCCGGAAGAGTTCGATGTGGTCATTTACAGCGATTTCGGAATCTCGGTCCGGGCTTCTCAGGACATTGACGCACTGATTCGTATGAGACAGGCCCGGGAAATAGACCGGATGACATTCCTGCGGGAAGTGAAACGCCGGGGAATTGTCGCTGAAAATACCGACATTGAAGAAATTGCGTCTGCGGTAGAGGCTGAGGGTCCGGAGCTTGGCATGATGGATGATTCAAACCTTGGCGGAGGCGATGACGATGAGTAAAATCCTTGCATCCCCGGCGTCACCGATGCCGATCAATACCAAGCTGATGAATCTGATTGTCCGGCACGGCGTTTTTACCGAGCGTTATAAATCCAGCCTGGTTAAAAAAATCGTCGGCATGTTCAACAGCACGATTATTCCGGATATAGAACGTAAGCTGTTGAAGCATCTGGACAACAATACCATTACAGAAGCGATGGTCAAACGGCTCAATGTGGATATGAAGGACCTGAATAAGGCCTATTCTATTTTGCATGACAGTTTTGCCGGGAAGCTGTCTGGCTTTGCGGCCAGTGATGCCAATTGGTTTGCGGAGGTATTGAAAAACATCGTGCCGGTTGACATGGATTTACATGCTCCGGCCCCGGCTGTGCTGAAAAACCTTGTCAATGAAACCTATGTTCGCGGCAAACTGGTCAAGGATTGGTTTGCCGGCCTGGCTGAGGAAACCCGCGATAAAATCATTCAGCAGGTCAATATCGGCATGGTGGAAGGGGAGGGGGTCGCCGATATCGTCCGCAGGATCAAGGGGACTCGGGCGGCCCATTACAGTGACGGCATATTGAACGCCAGCCGCCGCAATATCGAGGCCGTTGTCCGAACCTCCGTTAGCGGTATCAATAATGGCGTGATGAAAAACGTCTATCAAGCCAATACGGATGTGGTTAAAAGCGTCCAGATTGTCGCAACGCTGGATGATAGAACCTGTCCTGTATGTATGGCCCTGGATGGCAAAGTGTACGATGTGGAGGCGGTGAAAATGCCTCCCTATCATTGGGGCTGCCGCTGCTGTACAGTACCGGTCTTGAAGTCATGGAAAGAACTGGGCATTGACCTGAAGGAAGCTCCTGCAGGAACGCGGGCGTCGATGGATGGACAGGTCCCGGCCCCCATGAAGTATGGCAAGTGGCTCAAACTTCAGGACGAAGATACCCAGGATGAAATTTTGGGCAAGGGCAAGGCGGATCTGTTTCGCCGGGGCCATGTGCCGATGGAACGATTTATTGATGCGAGAAACAGACCGCTGACCTTGAGCCAGCTTGAAAAACTGGAAAAGAAGCTCAAACATGCGGGCTGATAAAACTGAATAACACGCTGGTTTCTGTCACGGTCGGCCAACTGAGACAGGACGCATAGAACGAAACGAAAGACGGCAGGTAGGTGCCTACTCACTTACTCTGCCGTCTTTTTTTGTTGCCAGCGACAGCGTAGCAAGAGCGTGTGGCTCTTTTGAAATAACAGTAACGAATCAGAGCGGGAAGCTCGGCGGCGGGAAGCCGCTTCATTCAGCCGGTGGGACATCGGCAAGGAGTTGTTTATGTTGTTAGCTCTTTTGAATCAGGAAGCGTTTGACAAGTTAAGTGAACCTTTGAAGAAGGAATACAAAAAGCAGGATGACGGGAGTTATCTGCTGGATGTAGGTCCTGTCAATGACTTTGTTTTGGAAAACGTCAAGGGGTTGAAATCGGCCCTGTCTTCTGAGCGGTCATTGCGGGAAAAGATCGAAGGATCACTGAAGGTATTTGACGGTTTAGATCCCGCCAAAGCCCGCGAAGCCCTGAAGAAAATTGAAGACCTGGCAAAAGGCGGAACCGACGACAAGACCAAAGAGCAGATCGAGGCCTTGAAAAAGCAATTGACCGAAAAGCACGCTGGCGAACTGTCGCAGCGGGAGGACTCGATCAATAAGCTGACCAAGCAGCTTGAAAAGCTCCTGGTTGAAGCGGCGGCGGTCAAGGCCATTGCGGAAAACAAAGGCAATGTGGAATTGCTTTTGCCCCATGTGCGAAACACGACCCGCATGAAGAAGCTGGAAAACGGTGATTATACCGTCGAAATCGTTGATGACAAAGGCAATGCTCGAATCACGAATAAGACCGGTTCGACCGACCCGATGACGATTTCAGAGCTGGTTTCAGAACTGAAGGGCAATAAGACCTTTGCCCCGGCGTTCAGTGGATCTGGAGCTTCAGGAAGTGGCTCGGACAATAACACGGGCGGAAAATCCGGCATTGACCTTGACAAGATGACTCCCGAAGAAAAGTTACGCTACGCAAGACAACAGCAAAAGTAAATTAATTGTTTAGGAGTTATAAACCATGCTTACACTTTTAGAAGCTGCAAAACTGCATACTGGCGATGTATTTCGTCAGGCCATTATCGAGATGTACGCTCGAAGCTCGGATTTGCTGCAAATCCTCAAATTCGACAATATCCAGGGTAACGCCCTGCGATACAACCGGGAAGAAACCCTGCCCGGCGTAGGTTTCCGCGGTATCAACGAAGCCTATGATGAGAGCACGGGCATTATCAACCCCCTGACCGAACCCCTGGTGATCGCCGGTGGGGATGCGGATGTGGACAAGTTCATCCTCAAGACCATGGGCCAGGACCAGCGGGAAGTCCAGGAAAACGGCAAGATCAAGGCAATGGCTTTGGCCTGGACCAAGAAATTCCTTAAGGGGGATTCGACCACGGAGCCGCGGGAGTTTGACGGCTTGCAGGTCCGGTTGACAGGCAATCAGCTCCTGCCGGCCGGAAGTACCGCCAACGGGGATGCACTGAGCCTGACTTTGCTGGATGAGTTGCTGGATATGGTATCCTCTCCGACACACATCATGATGAACAAGACCCTGCGTCGTCGTCTTTCGGCTGCGGCCCGAAATACCTCTATTTCCGGCAATATCCACTGGGAAAAGAACCAGTTCGGCCAGCAGATC